TTTGTGGTCATATGTCTTCTACGGCTACTGCACAGACGATTACTAGTACAGAAGTCTTACGTGATCCAGATTCGTTTGGGGACATTGTACGAGGACTCCATGTTTATGGAGCTAAAGTACTACAGTCTAGCGCACTCGTTTCTGCGTTCTACGGTATTGACTAATCAGATTAGGGAGTCTGCAAAGGCTCCCTTTTCTTTTACTATTTTTAAATAATGGAGAAAAATTATGGCAAGTCCAGTTATTAAGATAAGAGACACAGGCCGAAACTCGGCTAGAACAGGAGATGTTCGTGATCTCGCTGACAATGTAGTTACTTCTTGGACATCGACAACGACAGGTACTATTGCAGTTACAGACGATACCAATACTGATGTCAGTTTTACGCAACCAGCAGATACGATTCTTCGTAATCTGATTGCTATTCCAGCAGGTAACATTGTTACAGGCGGTAGTAGTGGTAATGACGTAGACTTTTCATTAGGAACTTCTTCGGGTGGTACTCAAATTATTGCCACTGAAGCTATTCTAGATGATGGTGGTTCAGCAGTTACTTGGTCAGCTAATGCACCTTTGTATCTTATTCAAGATTCACATGGTCATGGAGCTAATGCGTTTGTCAGTACTAGTGTTACGGCAGGTGTCGTAGGTGGTCCTGCAACTTCAGAAGCAATTGTTATCGCCGCTACATTGTATTCGGCTTCAGCTAGAACTTTGTATGCTCGACTCACTCCGATTGGGGCTGATCTTGCAACGGCTGCAACAACAGTCACCTTCTTGGCTGAATTCTTGCATCTTGGCGTATTGCCTGATTAAGCAAAGATCTAGTTAGATGCCACAGTTAGGAAGTGATAAAAATCCTATTGTAATGAACCATAAGGGGAAGAGTACCCGTACTTTAGGACTTTTAGGTAGGCAATATTCTGGAACTAATAAGGAAAACTTTAACAATAATTACGAAAGAATATTCAAGAAGAAATCAACAGCAGGAGATAAAAATGCCTGAATTAAAATATGGTAGTGTTGTTAATTATAAAGACATTACAGATATGGAAGGTTATTATGAAAATTCTGAGGATAAACAGAATCGTGAGGCTGATGAAAAGCAGGGCGTCAAAGACAATAAGACAGACTCAGAATAATGGCAACTACATATCTTACCCTTAGTAATGAGGTTCTGAGGGAGCTTAATGAAGTTCAACTAACTTCATCAAATTTTTCAAGTGCTATAGGTATACAAGCATTTGTAAAGGAATCTATTAATAGATCCTTAAATGATATAGCGAACGAAGAACCTCAATTACCTTTTTTTGCCGCCGCAGCTAGTGGAGGTACGGATCCCTTTTACGGAAATGTAACAGTGGCTACGGTAGCAGGAACTAGGTGGTATGTATTAAAATCAGGCAGTTCAAGTATAACTACAGATTATTCTTCTATAGATTGGGATGATTTTTATATTACAACTATTAATGTAAGTGGTGAATCAGCCCCTTATGTTTCTAGAGGATTAAAGTTTATAACTCTTACAGATTGGCGTAGATATTTACGAGATTCAGAAAATGCAGATGATGCAGATACTCAAGTATATGGAGAACCTAAATATGTTATAAGGAGTCCTGATCATCGTAAGTTTGGATTAAGCCCAATTCCTGATAAAGTTTATAATATTCATTTCTATGCCTATACAATTCCTACAGCACTTTCTGCACACGGAGATACTATAGTTTTACCTGATCAGTATGCACCTATTATTATGGCTAAGACTAGATATTATGTTCATCAATTTAAAGATAACTTACAGCAAGCAGCTTTTGCTATGGAAGATTATAAAAAGGGCATGAGAAATATGAAGTCTAATTTAATTAATCCTCAACCTAAAGTTATGACAGACGATAGGATTTATTTCTAATGGCAGCAAGCCAACCATTTTCCGTTCCGCTATCTGGAGGATTGAATAAATCAACTAACTCATTTGATCTATTAAAAAATCCGGGCGTGGCTACCAAATTAAGAAACTTTGAGCCAGCTATTGAGGGTGGTTATAGACGTATTAATGGATATAGTCAACTAGGGGACGGAACAAGGCCTAATAGTTCTAATGATATTCTAGGTCTTCATGTCTATGCTGATGGGGTTATAGCTTGTTCAGGAACTAATATTTATTTTAGTTTAGACGGAGATAGTTGGTTACAGATAAATAAAGCAAGTGTTGATGCTGGCGGAGACAATTATAGTACCTTTACAGGACGAAGTGCTGCGGCAAGAACATCACAAAGTACGGCGCACTTTGCAACCTATGAAGGTGATACTATTTATGGAGAGGCAATTATTACTGATGAAGGATCAGGAGTAAAGCCTTTCTATTTTAAAATGACAGGAACTGGAGCATTAAGTGGTAGAACATATTTTGCTAAAGAAATTACAGTTAGTGGAACACACTATCCTAAATTTTGTGTAATTCATGATAAACATTTAGTTGTTGCTGGAGCCGCTACTGCGCTTAATACAGTTTTTTATAGTGGAACAAGCGATATAGATGATTTTTCAAGTACAGGATCAGGAAGTATTGTACTAGATGATCAGGTTGTAGGATTAAAAAGCTTTCGAGATGATCTAATTATATTTTGTCTAAACTCAATTTATAAATTAGAAAATATTAATAATTCTAGTACAATTGCTGTTACTCCAATTACAAAAAACGTAGGCTGTGTAGACGGTAATACTATTCAGGAAATGGCAGGAGATCTTATTTTCCTAGCGCCTGATGGATTTAGAACTATTGCTGGTACGGCACGAATTGGAGATATTGAATTAGGAACTATTAGTAAAGCTATCCAACCAATTATAAATGATATTGTCGGGAGTGCTAATAGTTATAATTTTAGTAGTGTTGTTATACGAGATAAATCACAATATAGAATGTACTATAGTACTTCAGCAGGAATAGTATCTAATTCTTATGGTATTATAGGAACACTTAGACAAGAAGGATTTGAGTGGTCTGAAACAGTAGGGATTATTGCTCCCGCAATTACATCAGGCTTCGATTATAATGGAATTGAAAAGTTTTATCATGGGGACAGAGATGGCTATGTTTATAACCATGATACAGGAGATTCTTTTAATCCAGCAGGAACCGAAACTAATATTACAGCCGAATACCAATCTCCAGATTTTGATTATGGGGATTTAGGAACATTAAAAACTTTAGATCATATGAAAATTTCCTTTACTCCAGAAGGAACTATTCAACCTACACTTAGAATAGGATTTGATTATGGTGATACTAATGTCCCACAACCAGCAGATATTACATTAGACTCTATTGCTACCCCTGCACTTTTTGGAACTGCTGTATTTAATACAAATAAATTTGGTTCCTTAGAACAGCCTCTTATTAGACAGGGATTAACTGGAAGTGGACACAGTAACTTTTTTAGAATATATAGCGATGATACAAATCCTCCCTATATTATTAACGGACTTTATATTAATTATAGACCTTCAGGAAGATTATAATGGGAACAACCTATACTAGACAAAGCTCATTTAGTGATGGCGATACAATTACAGCCGCATTATTTAACGATGAATTTAATCAGCTTTTAAATGCTTTTGCATATGCTTCAAGCAGTACTACGGGGCATCAGCACGATGGTACTGCCGCAGAAGGCGGAAATATTCATACAATAGGAGATCAAGATTTCCTTAATAAGATTGTTGCTGATAGCACAAATAATCGTTGGGGCGTTTTTGTTGAAGTATCTTCAGCAGCCGTAGAACAAATAAGAATATCTGACGGAGTTATTTCACCAGTAACAGATAATGATATAGATCTTGGTACAAGCTCTTTAGAATTTAAAGATGCTTACTTTGATGGAACGGTTACTACAGATGGATTAACAGTTTCAAGTACTACAAATCTTGACGGAGCTATACAATTAGATAATACTCTTACGGCTGGAGTAGATGGAACTGGATATGATATTAAATTCTTTGGAGATACCGCAGGAAGTTATCTTTTATGGGATCAATCTGACGACGCTTTAGAACTAACAGATTCAACGCCTATTAAAATAGGTGATGGCGCTGATATGCAGATCTATCACGATGGGTCTAATTCTTATGTAACTAATGCAACAGGCGCTTTAAAACTTGCTACAGAAACTAGCGGTATTGCAGTTACTATAGGACATACTACTTCTGAAACTACAATTGCAGATAATCTTACAGTAACAGGCAATGCAACAATAGGCGGTAACTTTGACGTTACGGGAACTATTGATTTTAGTGATTCAGCAATTACTAATGCTGGAGACATACAACTAGACTCTATAACAGGTGATGGAGATACGGATACTGCTATAACCTTTAGTGGTTCTAATGTTATTACAGTTAAAGCAGCAAACGCAGATCAAGTTACGTTTACTGATGGGGCTATTGTTCCTTCAACAGATAATGATATAGATTTAGGAACAAGTTCAACAGAATTTAAAGATGCTTACTTTGACGGTACAGTAACTACTGATGCTTTAGTAGCAGATACAGCAGATATAAATGGAGGTAGTGTAGACGGCGCTACATTGGGTACGAATAGTGCAATTACACAGGCTGTTATTGATAATGTTAATATTAACGGAGCCACAATAGGACACACAGACGATACAGATCTTATTACTCTTGCAGACGGTGTAGTTACAGTCGCAGGAGAATTGGACGCTACTACATTAGATATATCAGGAAATGCTGACATTGATGGTACTCTTGAAGCTGACGCCATTACAGTTGATGGAACTACATTGGCTGAGTATATTTCAGATACTGCGGGAGGAATGTTTTCAAGTAATACTGAAAGTGGCATTACAGTTACTTATCAAGACGCTGATAATACAATAGACTTGTCAGTAGACGCAGCACAAACAGGCATTACGTCTATCTATGCTACTGATCTTATTATAGGAGAAGATTCTCAAACAGCTATTGATTTTGGCACAGCCAATGAGATTGACTTTAAAGCAGATAATGCTGCCCGATTAACTCTAACATCAGGAGCTTTATATCCTGTAACAGATAATGAAATAGATCTTGGAACAAGCTCATTAGAATTCAAAGACGCTTACTTTGATGGAACTGTAACCGCAGATGCTTTTGCAGGGCCGTTGACGGGTAATGTTACAGGTAACGCTAGTGGAACAGCAGCTACAGTTACGGGTGCTGCCCAATCAAATATTACAAGCTTGGGAACACTAACCACTCTAACCGTTGATAATGTTATTATTAATGGAACTACTATAGGGCATACTAGTGATACAGACTTAATAACTGTAGCAGATGGTGTTTTAACTGTAGCAGGAGAACTAGACGCAGCAACTCTAGATATATCAGGAAATGCAGATATTGATGGAACAACTAATTTAGATGCTGTAGATATTGACGGCAATGTACAAATAGATGGGACAGTTACAGTCGGAGTAGATGACACAGGTAAGGACGTAAAATTCTTTGGAGCAACTTCAGGAAAGTATATGTTGTGGGACG